TAAGTTTGTTCTTGCCCATGCCGTACATGATGCCAAGATTAATTGTTTTTGCTTGTTTACGTTCGATGCCGGCCATGTCTGCAATCATCTGGTGAAAGTCTGCACTGCCATCGTTGTATGCACCAACAATCGAACCTGTGCCCTCTAGTTTCATTAACGATGCAAAGTGAACTAGGATTCTTGGTTCTTGCTGACTGTAGTCAAAGCAACCCCAAATACATTTCTCTTCTGGTATAAATAAAGATCTAATCATCGGTCCGAGTTCCTTGTGTCGTGCAGGTATCTGCTGTAGGTTCGGGTTTGCATAACTAAAACGACCTGTCACTGTGCCGCCTTGATCAGATCGTATCTGGTTTATCTCAGCGTGTATCCTGCCTTTGTGCTCGTGTTTGAGTATTGTATCAATAAACGTTGTGTTTGCTTTGTTGATCTCTCGTGCTTGATTAATTAATTTAGGAAGTTTCTTTGGATGCGTTGCAAGAAAGTTTTTCGTAAAACTTGGTGCGCCTTTCTCTGTTGTATCGTACGGAATTTTTTGTGTGTCAAATGCTTTTGCAATCGACGCTGCTGCCCAGATCTCTACATCAAAACCTGCAATCTTTTTTATATCACGCAACAGCTCGCCCTCTGTCACTGTAAGCTGTGTCTTGAGCGCTGCAGCTTTTTCTACGTCCACTCTTACACCTTTAAATTTCATATCAACCAGGCATGGAAACAGTTGTGTTTCTAAATTAAATATGTCCCACAGATCTTGTTTTGATATTTCATGCTGCAGTGCATGCCATAGTTTTAATGTGATCTCTGCATCTTTCTCTGCATACTCACCAACAAACGGTGCGGGTAGTCTCCACATCTCTGCTTTTGGATTGACACCAAAGTCTTTTGCAGCCTCTTTCAAAAGATTTTCATTCTTGCGCATGCCAATATAATCTTTACCAACAGAGTCCAGTGTGTAGCTGTATCTGTTTTCGTCAATCAAACTTGCAGCGATCATCGTATCGATGATGCCACCGTTTATTTGAAAGCCCATCGATCGTATCCAGGATACATCATACATGGCGTTGTGAAATATTTTTGTAGAGGTTGTGTGTAAAACTTCTTCAAACCAATCCAAGACTAATGCGCGGTCCATGTTCCCCCCACCTTCGTGCGCTATTGGAAAGTAGCCGGACCAGCCTTCAACAGCAACGGCAATGCCGACTACTTCCCCGTCTCTTCTTACCGAACCTGATCCCATTGTGAGCAGGTTTGGATCTCGTGTCTCCAAGTCAATTGCTATTTCCAAGTGACCGGATAAATCTGGTAATCTTTGTGGTGGCACCCACTCAGTCTCTGGTGTGAACAGTGGTTGTTGTAGCGTTCTCAACTATAGTCCCTTTCAATTATCATATCGATAAAATGTTTCGCTTTCTCGAGGCTCTCTTTGCCTCCCTTATCTTGATGTCTTACAATGTATTTTATAGCAGATCCCTCAGCAAATAACAATTTGTTTTTATTGATGAATTCGCTAGGTTGTATCTCGTATTTTTTGTAATGGTCGCCGCCGACCTGGTTGTCGTATGGATTAGACATATGTGCATTCTCCTGTTTCTACATTTACATTTAAAATATTTACCCCAAGACTTTTTTGTATTGGTGTGAGTGATCTATTTATTTTATAACCGTCTCTCTTTCTCACACACACTGACTTGACATCTATTAACACAACCTCGTGTTCTCTTATTGCAACAAGATCAACAGCGCCTTGTTGTGACATGTTCCTGCAAACAAGATAGCCTTGGTCCCATAACCACATCGCAGCTATGTATTCTGCTTTGTCACCCTTTATGTGTTCGTGAAATCTCACAACATGTATGCCCTGTCGTAATTCTTTGGCTCTAGTATATGCAACGCTTTCTTTGCGCGTGTCACAGCAACATAGAATAAACGGTGTAATTCGTCTGGATCAATATCGTTGTGGTTAAGAGCAGACTTAGTAATATCAGGTAAAAGTAATACATTGTCGGCTTCACCTCCTTTGGCTCCATGTATTGTTGATAAAGTTATGCGTGGGTTTTGTTTAAAACTTTCTCTGTTTGCTAGCATATTACGAATATAATTTTCTGTGTTGGTATCTAAACCTGCAAACGCTTTATACCAAACATCTTGTGTTTGTAATCCGTGGTTCTCGGTGCACTCTTCGATGTAATAACCTTCTTCGTTCTCGTCCATTGTTTTACCTTTTTGATAACCCTTGGTTACATTATCGCCTAGATAAGAATAAATATTTTTTATTGACGCCACTGGTAATAATGTTTCACTGTTTCTCCATCTCTCCCAAGTTTGTATTGCAAGAAGTAAATCTAGTTTGACAGAGTTTTTTGTTTTGTGTGAATAATACCAACCTTGTAATTCACACAAATCTTTTATGTGATCTAAAAAATGATTTGCAGTTGACAACACCAACCACTCACCTTGTGACATGTCTACCTGCGTGACATCAGAATATCTTGTTAAGTCACCCATCTCTTGTCTTGGCATGTACTCCTTGTCGTATCTGTTAGAAACATTTCTAATTATTCTTTGTGATAAATCATGTATCGGTCCACCAGGTATTCGATAAGATTGATTTAATGTGTCGACGTGATCTACTTCGTCCTTAAGAGCGATAAAAGTATCAACATCAGCACCAGCCCATCTAAATATAGCCTGATCATCGTCCCCTGCAATGTAGGTCTTGTTTGCTTTCGCCCATAGAGTCCTGACCATTCGCCATTGCAAAGGTGAGAGGTCCTGTGCTTCGTCAATAAATAATACGTCAAAAGACGGCGAAATGTCTTGCTCAATAAATTTTGAAACCATGTCATTGTAATCGATAAGTCCTTTTTCTTCTTTGTATCGTTTAAGTTCTTGATCTAAAAGATATAATAGATCCCGTTCTATGTCCATACTGTGCTCGTTTCTATCGTATAAATCCAAGACAGGCATCTCTAAAACTCTTGCTTTGTTTATCAAACGTAAATATTCGTTGTCAGAATTAAACGTGCCATTGCCATCCTCGTACCAAGCCGTCTTGATTGGTATGCCACATCTTAAACCAAAGTCCCTGTAATCTGCGTGACCCATAACTGTTTCTTTTTTAGCACCTAACATTCTAAACGCTAGTGAGTGCAGCGTTCTAAAGTATGGTATCTCTTTTTTATCTATCATAAACTTTTCTTCTGCCCTGTACGTAGCCTCCCATGCTGCTTTCTTTGTAAAAGAAAAGTATCCTATCCTTTTTATGTCTGTGCCTGATCGTAAGAAGTCGTCCACTAAATCTAATAATGTGGTTGTCTTGCCTGTGCCTGGTGGTCCTAATATAATTGTTTTCATACCTTGTTTTTTTCCAATCTTTCAGCCAAACTAGGCACTGGTTCAAAATTTCTTTTTTTTGGAGGCGGTTTGTAATATTGCGATAACTTTTCTTTTTTAAAAAAATCACGAAATTTTCTACTACATTGTATCTCCTCTGCTTCCTCTCCATCATAAGAATCTCTGTCAACAAATTCTCGCATTTCTATGTGATAAATAGTTTCAGTGTCCCCAAACATGTACGCGTTTTTTGCAAATATATCGAAAACATATTCATAGTATGTTTTAAAAGTTATATCTTTTTTACCCAACTCTTTAACAACATCCATAAAATCTTCCATTCGTATTCTGAGTTCTTTTGTTGTGTTGCTCATTAAAAAGGTGCCTCCTCGTAAGTTACTTTACTAATTGCTGGTTTATCTTTCTTCATCGCTTTTATTTTTATGACTCTTGGTGTTTGGTTCTTTAGAGTCATTCTAATCTCGTCTTCAAAAATATCTTTGAGTGTCTTTATTAAATTACCTGTTTTGATTTTATCCATCTCCCAGTTGTTACGTTTACAAAAAGAATAAAAATCATCCATCCTAAAATATGTGTGGCCGTCGTCAGTCCAGGACATTTTGTTTAGCATGTCTTCTTTTGTTCTTGCAGCAGGTCTGTTGACTGTAAAGTCATACAATAAATTTACTATTTGGTTTATTGGATCTAGTGACTCCAATGGTTCTATCTCTTGTAAGTTATTCATCAAAGTTTTTAGATAAACCTCCCTCCAGTCTTGCGCTTTCGGTATCGGTGATACCACGTTTGCTTGATCTAATACTGCTATCGCAAACAAATTAGGATTGTGTAGTTGTTCTGTTTTTAACTCTACACGTTTGCCTCCAACATTTAAAAACCATTGTGGTGGATTGGATGTTATCTTTGTAAGTGTATCTAACTCTGGCATCTGCTCCTCTTCAAAACCAACACCAAACTTTTTTGTTCTACACTTTGCAGCGTTACATACACTACATATTGGTTGCTCTTTACACCTGTATTTATCGTAACCCTTTTTAGTGACAGACTTAATTACTAGCTGCACCTCTTGATAACTTAGTGGTGGGTCCATATATGTTTGATTGTATTGACCTACCTTGTTTTCCCAATCCTCAAACGCTTTTTTGCAATACACAGCTATGTTAAATAGTGAATTATTTCTTGATCCCTCACCAAATCCCTCTGTTGCTAATCTATTTAAGCAAGGCGGTCCTTGTTCAAACGCCTCTTCTACCTTTGTTTCTTTTACAGTTATCTTCTCTATCTCTTCTTTTGTCTGCGCCCACTCATCGTATATAGAATAGAATGATTCTAAACTAGCAGCCTCACCACCAGCCTTGATTGCGTATCTCAAACCACGTGCGCCACCGTGATACGGTAAGTTTAAAAAATTACCTGTGTCCCCACGCTCCACTAATATTTCAGTTTGTTTCGGAAATATCTCACTACCTGCATAACCCAATGCATCTGCCATTGCTTTGAGTTTGGACTGCATCAGTGATGCAGGAATAAACTCTTTGGCAAATAAAAATAAATGTGCGCCACCAGACTTAGATCTAAATGTGACCAACGGAAAACTAAAACCTTTTATGTTTCTCATTAATACTAGGTGATCGACATTGTAAACATCTACATCAATACAACCCCACTTACACATATTGTTTTCGTTTATTGGTATCACACCCAACGCAGGATCTTTACCGGCTAGATGATCCTCCCAAAGATCGTCAGTCACCTGTTGTCTTTTTATAAAAGCTTTACCATCTGCTTTACCTTTTTCGTTTGTTGTCCCTGATAATATCAGCTGACCATAGGCACTGTTGTTGCCCTCAAATATTTCTTTAAATTTCACGCTTTGGTCTCCCTGTTTTTGGTTTACCAGCGTTTGGTTTGAATCCTGGTTTACAAATATCTTGACAGTAAACTTTGCTCTTCTGCCACTTTGTTATTGTAAATTTTTTTTGACACGTGAGGCACGTTCTAACATCATCTTGCGTTAGTCCTTGTTCATGCACTCTATGCCATCTTCTCGGGGTTTTGTAATACATTTAGTTTCATCCTTTCTGTTTGTGGGCCCGCAGCAACGGGGGAGTCTAACCACGGGCCCACCATGATTAAAACGGTACCTCGTCTTTCGACTTGGTATCTTCTTCACCATGTTTTGCAGTAACGTCACCCTTATTAGCGCTTACAGCAAAACTCTTTGCCTGCTCGTATAAACCTTTATCTTGAACAGGACCAACCTTTTCTACATTCCAACCAAACCAAGTCCCCTTGTCGTTTGATTGTTGCACAGTTTTTAAGTTGTACACGTGACTACACATAGCCGGTGTGAACATACCATTCTTACCTTTAAGTTTGATACTGTTCATCATAG